GCATAGGCTTTTCGCTGATCCTCGGCAGAGTGGGCAAAATTAGTAATTAGTTGATTACTTCTATACTCGGCAATCTTTGTCATTCCCGATAATGCTGTCAGCTTGGCAGAGCCTTGTGTTTCTCTGTGCTGATTGATATAATATACAACCCTTTGAGCAACCTCAACCCCTGTAGGTCTTACGATTTCAGGCACAGTGATTTCGGTTGTTTCTTTGGGTGGCTCTGTTTCGGTAGGTTTACTTGTGGTTTCCTCTGTAGGCTTTAGGGTTGGTTTTGATACAACCGTGTTTTCAGAAGTGTCGGGAAGTTCCTTTTTAGGTTCTTCTTTTTTTATTGTTTCTTCTGTCGGCTTTTGGGTTGTAACCGCCTTATTATCTTCGGTCTGCTGTTCCTTGCCGTCCTCAACGCTCTCTTGGGCTTGTGACGGCTCTTTCTGTGTTTGGGTAGGTTCTTTATCCTCTAAAACATCAGGGGTTGTAACGGTGCTTGTATCGTCTTTCTCGGTTATTGTGCTTACAATACTGCTTGATGTATCAATGTCTTGTTTTGTAGTACAGGAGCAAAGCACCGTCAAACATAAAAGCAAACATATTATTAAACTGTATTTTTTCATAATCCTTTTACCTCATCATATAAATTCAAATCTAAAAATGTGTAGTATGGTGTTCCTGTAGTAACAACGATAGAAACATTGTTTTTTCTCATATTTTCTATCGCCTGATAGAGTTCTGTTCGATTTTGTGAGATCCAATTCAGGTTTTCTACTAACAGAATATCCATCTCGCCGTTTTCGGCAGCAGATACAACCTTTCGGAATTGTTTTTTTGCATCAGAGTGGAAGTCACCGCACTCACCGACAACATCCCAATTATTATCATCTGCGTACTGAAATAACATTTTTCTCTGTTCTTTCAGTTTTTCCTCACGATACCAAGTACGATAATAAATCCAAACCCGATTACCCTCAATACTCGGTATGGTATATGTTTTGGTGACTAATTGCTCTTGACCGTTTAGGGGCTTTAGCGTAATCGTAATTTCCACACGATCATTCATATAAACCCGTATTTTCTTTACAAAACGCTGTATTGTTTTACGGTCAAGTGATGTACGGTTGAGTAACGATTCCAAAAATTCTTGTGTTTCCGTTTCGGAATTAACCACTTCGGACGTGCTTTGCAGGGCTGTTATTTCCTCATTCAAAGCCTTTTCCGTTTCTGCAAGTTTGCTATAAAGCACTTCGTTTTGTTCTTTGGTAATTTCACCTGATAGCAGTTGCTTAAATAACTTTTCCTTTTTAGCAGGGATGGAATTTAGTTTTAACCGTAATGACCTTATTTTGTTTGCTCTGCTGTTCTTACGGGCGGCTTTTTTAGCAACCTGAATTTGCTCTTGCAGTTTTCGAGCTTCTTCCTTAATAGCCATCAAGGTAAGTACAACCAAATCGCTTTGATACGCACGGTTACATTTACATTCAGTAGTAACACCGTTCTTATACTCATTACATATATAATAGGGATTTTTAACATCATAGAAAGTTAGCGACATACCGCAATATCCACAAACAATATTGCAGAAAAGTCGGGGACTTTCTTTGTTCGGTTTTGCGGTCTGTTTCTTTTGTCTGTCAGGTCTGCTATTAACCGCATCAAACATTTCTTGCGGAATAATTACAGGAAAAACATTCGGTATTACTTTCCACTCCTCTTTCGGTGTGGCTATCTGCTTTTTACTGCCGATTTGAGCAACACGTGTTTTTCCGTATATATACTTTCCTGTGTATCTCTCATCTCGTATGATATTGGTTATCATATTTGAGTTCCAAATATATCGGCTTGCTTTTTCTCGCCAATTTCTAACGGTTTTATTATGCTTTCGTAATGCTTGTAACGGTGTAATAGCACCCATTTCATTAAGCACTATTGCTATTTCCTTGTTGTTTTTACCATCAAAGGCGGATTTGAAAATGTAACGGACAATTTCGGCGGTTTCCTCATCAATTTCAAGTTTGTACTTTTCGGATGATTTTACATAGCCGTAGGGCGCGTAACTTGCGTGAAATTTACCTTTTTCAGCCAACTGATTATGGGCATATAAAACCTTTTGCGATAGAGTAACGCTGTAATACTGGTGCATTATTTGTTTGAAACCCACATCAATCATTCCGGCACTACCGTACTTGTATCTGTGGCTATCGTAACCGTCATTAACGGAAATAAAACGAACACCAAGGAACGGGAAAATCTGCTCAAGATAATCGCTTGCATCAATATATCCTCTACCGAATCGGGAATAGTCCTTAACGATAATTGTTTTAACCGTTCCTTTTTTCACTTCCTCCATAAGCCTTTGAAAAGCACTACGTTCATAATTCATACCGCTTTCGCCATCGTCAACGAACTCAACGCTATGCAGGGCTTTCAGATCAGGGTGTTCATCTACATACCTTTGCAGTAATGCTCTTTGGTTAGCAATACTATCGCTTTCATCAGACTTATTTGCCTTGTTTCTATCCTCAACAGAAAGTCTTATATAATAAGCAAGGAGATTTTGATAGTTATTTATGCTGTGCATATTTCTACCTCCAAACTTTCCATACGGCTAATAAGCTCTTGGAAAACATCTTGATATTTGAGTTTTACAGTTATCTTTTTATCAACATCAATTCCTATCCGTTCAACCAACTGAAATATCAAGTCTTTTGTAATTTCGGTCTGCTCGTCAAACTGCAATACCTTTGTTATAAACTCCTTTGTGGGTTGTTTCTTGGAAAGCTGCGTTTTTTCCTCGATACACTCGGCAAGAGTTATTGTCTTTTCGGTGATAGCGTTTTCCACAAGGCTTTTTTGCTGTAAATACTGCGGTTCACTTATATAACCCATACTTAACTGTTCAAACAGCGTTACAAGGGCCACCTTTTTTCTGCCCAACTCTGCTTCTACAGCTTTAATCCTTGCATCAACTTCTTCGTGCTGATTAAAACTTATAGATTGTGTATTCATAGAGCGAATACGCTTACCGAGTATTGCAAGCTGCGATCTGATTTCGGTAGTGACTACGCTTTCAACCTCTTTTTCCATAACATTCTTCATATTGATGCACCCTGCGTTTCCGCAAGTAGCGTGAGTACGGCAAACATAAACATAGTGGTTTTCTTTTTTTCGCCATCTTCTTGCCATCGGTTTTCCGCAATGCTCACAGTACATCAGACCTAACACAAGAGATTCCTTGTGTCTTTCGGGGCAATCTATCGGGGCAGTATAGCGTTTTTTTGGTAGTCTGCTTTGTACTCTGTCCCAATGCTCTTGCATAATAGTCGGCTCAGTGACATTCTCATACAATATCCATTTTTCTTTCGGAAAACGGACAATAGGCTGATTATCGCAATAACGCTTATAACTCTTTCCCTGATACATATGACCGAGATAAACAGGGTTTTTTAACATATTGATTATCATTCCAATATTCCAAAGACCGTATTTACTGTTCTTTTTGCCCTTGCCCTTTGAAATAAAGTATTGTTTCGGGGTTAATGTACCTGATTTGATAAAATGCTCCGCAATCTGTGTTGTTGAATGACCGTCTGCGTACATTTCAAATATTGTCCGTACAACAGGGGCTACTTCTTCATCAATTAAGAATGGGTGCATAGGATCACCCGATTTTTTATAGCCATACGGCACAGTTCGGTAAAGCATTTCACCGTTAGCCCTTTTTGTATCAAAGGCAGAGCCGATTTTACTTGATAAATCTCTTGAATATCCCTCGTTCATAAGGTTTTTCATAGAACGCATTATATCGTCAACCTTACATTCGGGACTAAAGGTATCCACGTTATCAAGTACCGCTATAAAACGGATGCCGAGAAACGGAAATATCTTCTCAATATATTCCTCTGCTTCAAGGTAACTTCGTCCGAAACGGCTTAAATCTTTAACGATAACACAGTTGATCTTTTTGTGTTTTATATCATCCATCATACGATTGAAGTCAGAACGCTCAAAGTCCGTTCCTGTTTCGCCGTTATCGGTGTAAATATCTACAAGCTCTATGTCGGGATGCTCGGCAAGGTAATCACGGATGAGAAGTTCCTGATTTTCCAAACTTTCGCTTTCTTTGCCGTGTCCTCCGTCCAAAAGTGATAAACGCCTATAGATTCCTGCTTTATAGGTGATTTTCACTTTCTTTTGCACGGTAATAACATTATTGTTTCTATCGGATATTTGCTGTCTGCGTGATACTCTCCCTGCCATATTATCCTACCTCCTTTAATGGTTGTGTACCGTCAAAGTCGGTCATTTTTTGAGCGTATAAAATATATTCCATAGCAGACTTAAAATCGGTTTCGTGATGGAAAACAATCTCAATACGCTTTGTGGAATGGATATAAATTCTTTTTACCATCCGAACAAGCAACAATCTGTCAAGATGCTCAATGTTTCGGTTTTCAATAAAGTAATCTATCCATTCTGTTTTTGGGGTTTGATTTTCCATAATCTCATTTATCGCTTGTTGTCTTTTTTCGATAGCAGAACGAATTTCACTACATTTTTTATCGTAAATAGCAGTATATTCTCGGTACATATCCTCTGAAATAGTACCGTCAATATATTTTTCAAAAGCCGAAGTCTTAAAATGTTCGTTATGCTTTAATTCCTTGTTTAGTTCAACAAGCTGCTGATCGAGTTTTATAGCTTCAAAAGACTTTCGGGGTAGTGTGCTTATATAGTCAAGCATATCTTTTAATTTAAGTACCGCTTGTATCTCGTTTTTAACAGCAGTTTCAACTATCTTAAACAATGCTTTTTCGCTGATATTGTGCATAGAACAAGCCTTTGTATCAAGGCGGTATGTTGAACAAATATAGTAATCGTACTTTTTACCGCCCGAATCGACAACACGGTGTACCATACCTTGTTTACAATCACCGCAAAAGACAAGACCTGAAAAAATATAAGTCTTTTCGGCGCCGGGGGCAATTCGTGTGTC